CACCTGGCCGTCGGTGTCGTGGCGGGCCCACGCGACGCTGTCGCCCGCGAAGGTGCCTGAGAGCAGCGTCCCGTCGGCGAGCACGCACCAGAGCAGGCTCCAGGGGTCTCGCGCGTAGCACCAGTCGACGAGTTGCTTGGCGACACCGCGAAAGAGGTGCTGGGAGAGCGTGGACAGGTCGGCGCCGACGTAGCGCTCTTCCTGGCCGGGGGACGCGAGCGCGCGCACTCCCACGCCGCGGGCTCGGACGTACGTCGGGCGACCGCCGACGACGAGCGGCTGCAGGCTGCTGGCGCCCTCGTGGTCCTCCAGGCGAATGTCGAGGTCGCTGAAGTCGAGAGGCGAGCTCGCGTTGCCGCTGCCGCCCGCGCTCCAGACGCCGGCGCCGGTGAAGATGAGCTGCCGCTGCACGGACAGGAGCGAGCGAATCTCTTCGAGCCGCTGCGACACGATGGTGAACTCGAGCGGCTCGCCCGAGGTGTCGATGAGGGCCTGCCCGCCGAAGTCGTAGAAGTTGCCGATGCGCGAGGCGCGCACGAGCTCGCTGCCGCCGAGGCTCCAGCCGGCCAAGACGCGGCGCTGCTCGAAGTAGGCGACGGCGGTCGGGTAGTCGGCCGTCGCGAGGAACGCCGGCGTCGACGGCGGGGTGCGCGAGATGTCGGGCGCGCCTCCGGGGTCGACGAACTGCCGCGTCGTGGTGGTGCCGACGTAGCCGGGCGGGCCCGTGGGTCCCAGGCGCCGGTAGAAGTTGAATCCGACGGCGACCCACTCGTTCGAGCCGTCGACCACGACGGGGAGCGGATCATGCGCCAGGTCGTAGCCGTCGCGCGTGAACATCATCGGCGCCTGCCCGCCCCAGTTCGAGAGCGAATCGAAGCCCGGCCTCGACATGTCGGTCCACACGTACGTCTGCGGCACCGTGCCCTGCGGAGCGTTGACCCAGCGGCGCACGCCGTTGAACTGCCGCGTGACCAGTTCTGGCAGCGTCTCCGTTTTCGCGCCCGTCGCGTTGTTCTGCACCGTCATCGTGACGAGCCACTGCCAGTTTGCGGGCACGAGGGCCGAGGCCGACGCGCCCGCCACCGCCTGAATCCCGGAGGGGCGAGCGATGATGGAGACGAGGCGCCAGACGACGCCTGAGTCTTCCCTGACGTTGAGCGGGAGCGGCAGCTGGGGGAGCTGCTTGCTGCTCGCGTCGGTTCCGATGCCCGGGGGGCTGCTGCTGTGGCCGCCCTGCTCGCACTCGTAGACGCCGAGCACGGTCTGTTGGGCGAGGGCATCCCCGGTGACGACGCAGTAGACCAGGGCGCCGGCGATGTAGTCATGGTTCGCCACGTAGAGGAGGGCCTGCAGGTCGGCTGACGTGTTCACCTCTGTCGTCTGCCCCGAGTACCCCGCCGTGGGGGTGGACGCCGCCATGAAGCCGGTGGTGGTGCCGCCGAGTGTCTGGCCGACGGGCGGGAGGTCAGTCCCGACGTCGCGCCACGCGGGCAGGTACGGAGCGAGGCGCGAGACCTTGAGCGCGAGCGCCCCGTTGGGTCCGCGCAGTTCCATCGGCGGGTGATTCGGGTGCGTCAGCGTCATCATCGCGCCCTGCTGCGCCCACTTCAGCAGAGGGAGATCGGCGGCCGTGTACGGTGTGGCAATCAGCGCCGAGCTCACCGCGCCGCGGGAGTAGGCGCGCACGGAGAGGTGGCCGAACTGGAGCACGTAGCTGGTGTCGCCGGGCCCGAGGAACGGGACGAGGCGAACGCCCGCCGACGCGGGCAGGCCTGCCACCGTGGTCGAGCCCGGCCGAGACACCGCGGCGCCCTGCGGCGAGATGAAGAGGTTGCGCACGAGCCGGGAACCATGCGGCCAGGCGGCCATGTCGGTGCGCCCCCACAGCAGAGGGTCCAGCTCGCCCGAGGCGAAACTCGTCTGGCGAATGAAGGGCACCTAGCGAAACCTCTCGTAGGGCGAGACACGCTGATCGTGCCGCTTCTCCGCGTTGAAGGCCGTGCGGCCGGCTCGGGCGAGCGCGGCCTCGTACTTCCGCTGCATCGCCACCGCGATGGAAGGGCGCTTCGAGAGCGAGAGCGCCAGGTCTGCGGCAAGGTGCCACGCCAGCGCGTCGACGAAGAGCGCGGAGAAGCGCGGCGGCTGCGTCACCTGCGCCGTGTAAAGAAGCTCCGGGGTCGGCTCGTCGGTGAGCAGGATGCGCCCGAGAGTGGCGTCGTCCTCGATGACGAAGCGCACCGTCGACGCGAAGGTCTGCAGGAAGCTCATGCTCGTCGGCCGCAGCTGATCGGCCGCGGGGACTGGGTGCCAGATGTAGCGAGGCACGAGGCAGTCGGCGGGCAGGCTGAAGGCGCCGACCCAGCCGCTGCGGGTGACGTTGGCGAGCAGCGTGAGCGCAGCGCGGCGCGTGGCGAACGGCCACTGCAGCGTCTCGAGCACCGCGTCGCGTGAGACGGGATAGAGGGCGCGGCACGTCTCGGCGACAACGCCCTTGTCGAGCGCCAGGTCGTCGATGAGCTTATTCGTCTGCCCGATGCGGCTCAGCGCTCGGTTGCAGATGGCGGCCTCGGCGGTTGGCACGCGCCATCACCGCCTCAGGAGTCTTCGTCCGCGGCGCGCCTCGGCTTGCCGGCCTGCGGCTTCGACTCCGGGATGCGGACCGCCGCCGGTGCCTTCGGCTGCTCGGGCTTCGGCTCGGCCGCGGTGGTGTCCTCGTCGGGCGGTACGACCTCCCAGGTGTGCGACGGGCGCATGACGTCCATCGGATGCGTGCCCGGCGCAGGAAACGGAAGGGCGATGATCTGCCCCGCGTCGATGCGGCCGATGCCCGTGATGAAGCCCGGGCCGGTGGCGCGGTAGAAGGCGTGCGTCTTCGACTTCTTGGTCTCCTTCTCGAGCTTGTCGCGCTTGGCGTTGTGCGAGGCGATGAGCGCCTCCTGCTGCGCCATCTCGCGCGGGTCCTTGGCGCGGAGCGCCTCGGCCAGCATGAGGATGTCTTCCTTGTCGAGCGACATCGGGTTAGAGCCCCGCGTCGTTGGCGAGGACGTTGTCGGCGTGCATGCCGTACGAGCCGTGGACCGCGCCGGCGGTCAGCGCCTCGACGCCGACCGTGTACTTCAGGCCGAACGCGTTCTTCGTCATGCCGGCGGGCAGCTTCGGCCCGAGCGGAATCTTGAACCCCGCCACGAGCTGCGTGACGACGTAGGCGGGCGTCTGGCGAATGACCTTCACGTTCGTCTGGTTCTCGTCGTCGGCCTCGACGAGGCTGAACTGCACGGTCGCCGTGCTGTTCTGCGACGTGAACGCCGTCGTCACCTCCGCAAAGAGGTCGGCGTCGTTGGCGCGGCCGATGTCGTTCGGCACCGCCTTCTCGCCGCCGGCGTTCGCGTACGTGCCGGTCGCGGGCTTGACGATGAAGTTCGCGGAGTAGACGGAGCCTACCCCCTGGCCGGTGAGGTCCTGGTTGTCAGACAGCAATCCGCCGATGTCGATCATGCTCGTGTCTCCTCAGGTGACCTTGGACTCGGTGTTGCTGATGCCGTCCGTGAGCCGGAAGTCGATGCCCATGCCGATGTCGAAGAGGCGACCCAACGGGTTGTCCTCCTGGTACGTCGACTGCGTGGTGCGGTCGCTCGCCTGGAACTGGAGGTACTTGCGCACCACGCGGTTGCCGTAGATGCGCGCGTACCCGTTCTGCCCGGCGTCAGGCAGGCGGTGAATGCCCTCGGTGAGCGCGTCGAGCAGCACCTTGCCCGTGCGCAGCAGCACCGTCGCGTCGATGTTGCAGACGCGCACGACGTAGCGGGCGTCCTCGATGCACAGGCCGACGTGGTGCTTGAAGTACTTCTGCCAGCCCGGGTAGCTGCCCCCGTTCAGACCCTGGAGCGGAACGCGCCCCATGTCGACCTGCTCGAGGCCGGCCGTGAAGCCGGGCGGGACGATGCCGTAGACGCGGCTCGGACCCCAGCCGACGATCCACATGGACGTCTTGTTCGCCGTGCCGTCGACCGCGGCGAGGTCGTTGAAGTCGACGATCTGCCCGTTCCACGGGCCCGTCTTCGAGTTGAGCCGCGGAGTGAGCCCCAGGATGCGCTCGGGGTTCGACGACGTCGTCTCGTAGAAGAACGCGTTTTCGAGCTGGTTGCCGAGGCCTTCGATCTTCCGCAGGTCCTTCGAGAGCCGCATGGCCGCGCCGTTGGGCGCCGACATGAGCGAGTCGTCGATCTCCGACTTGATGGCGAGCTCGCCGCACGTCTCCTCGACGTACTGCTCGGTCGACTCGGAGCCGAGGATGCCCTCGTTGAGGCGCCGCCAGGCGCCGCTCGGCAGGCTGCGCTCCTGGCCGACCTTGTGGGACATGCCGTTGTTGCAGGTGACGAACGGGATGTCCTGCATGAAACCGTTCACGCGCTGCAGCACGCGTGCGATGGGCACGAGCGAGCCGTCGCGCGCCGTCGACTCGGCGAGCTGCGACAGCGTGAGGAAGTCTTGGCCGATCGCGACGCTCATCTATCAGCTACCTTTCGGTGCCCACATGGCGGGCGACTGCGGGTACATGGCTTTCAGCTCGTCGGCGGTGAAGCCGTGCAGCACGGCGGGACCGCGCTGCTTGGCCGCGTTCGCGACCGCGGCGTTGGCGATGGTGTCCTCGGCCAGGTCCTTCCCCATGGCCGCGAAGAGCTTTTTCATCGCCGGGTGATTGCCGAGCCCGGTTTTCTCGAGCAGGTCGCGCGCTTCGGGGACCTTGTCGAGATACTTCGTCTGGACGCGCTGCACCTCGAGCTTCGCCTGCTCGGGCAGCTGCGCGGCGGCGTCGGCCCACTGCTTGCGCGTGGCCGCGCCCGCCTCGTCGGCCTTCTGCTGCATCGCCTTGAGCGACTTGTCCACCGTGCCCGTCAGCGTCTTGTGGTGGAAGTCGAACAGGGACTGCGCCACCTTGCTGTCGAGCTTCGAATCCGTGGCGAGCTTGCGGAACTCGACGAGCTCAGGCGCGTTGGCGTCGGAGCCCTCGGGCAGCTTCAGCTCGAGCGCGGCGTCGGTGATGGGCAGAATGACTTCGTCAGCCATGGCCGGAAGAATCGGGTGAGTCTTGGACGATTGGCGCTTGCTGCTCCATGCGGTGCCACGCCTTGAGGTTCTCCCGGTTCGGGCCCAGCAGCGTCCGGCCGACGTCGATGGACACGCTGCGGCGACCGTCGCGGTACGCGCGTGCGCTGTCGGAGATGCCCTCTGACGGGGGCGCGTCGATGGGCGCGAGGCGGAACATCAGCCAGTAGGCGAAGCGCTGGAACTCGGGCAACTCCATCAGCCGGGCCGCGTCGGCGCGACGCAGAATCTCGTCGTCCGACCTCGTCATGCGCCGTTACGGCGTGCAGGTGATGATGTACGAGGCGTCCGGCATGTTGCAGGCGCCGCCGTCGAACGCCATCACGCACTGCTGGACCGCAGCCGTGTTCGTGGCCGTCAGCACCGCGGTGGGAGGCGAGCAGAGGGTGCTGTTCATCACCTGATCGACGCCGACCGTGAGGCTCGAACCGAAAGGACAGTTCGCGATGGTGGCCGTTCCGCCGGCGCCCGAGAGAAAGTCCGAGCGAAAGCATGGCAGCACGGGGCTGAGCGCCGGGAAGTCATAGACGAGCATGCCCTTGGTGCGCGCGCTCAGGACGTTGGCGGTGGCGGCGTTGAAGCCGCCGTCGGCCTGGATGGAGTTGGCCACGCCGCCGTAGGAGTCGAGGTAGACCTGCCCCTGCAGGCGAACCTTGTGGTTCTTGTCGCCCATGCAGATGGCGGTGCCGTTGTTGCACTGCTGCTGACCCTCGACGAGCTTCTCGACGGGCGGCCGGGTCATGGCGGCGAGGGCGGCGACGGCGATGGCTCCGAACAGGACGGCGAAGGCGAGCTTGCGCATGAACGAGAAAATGCGCCCGTGCTTGGACGATTGGCGTTCAGCGCAAGCCGTTGGCCTGCATGATGCGCGTCAGAGCGTTGTCGTCGGTCGTGTTTGTGTCGGAGAGCGTCTGCGCCGTCTGCGCCTGGACCTGCTGCTGCTCGGCCCGCGCCTGGGCCTGCTGTGCCTGCGCGCGCGCCTGGCGGACCTGCTGCATCGCCTCGCGGCTGCGCAGCATGGCGGGCTCAACGCCCAGCGCGTCGGCGTAGTCGCGCGTCGCCTGGTCGAGGTCCAGGTTGTCGATGGCGGTCGGGTCCAGCTTCGCGGCCTCTCCCACGGCGCCGACCAGTTCGCGAATGGCCTGGATGCGCGACATGCGCTGGGCCTGGGCGAACAGCGACTCGTACTGAATCTTGAGGTTCTGCCCCTGCAACTCTTTCGGCGGCTTCGAGAGCAGCCGCCGCCGCATGGCGATGGCGTACACGCGCTCGATGACGACGCGCAGAACCTCGTGCTGGAAGCGCTGCACCGTGGGGCCGAGCTGCAGCATCTTTTCGGCCTTCAGTTCGTTCGCCTGGAACGCCGTCATCTCTCGACCTTGCTGCGCAATCTGCGAGAGCAGCTGCCACAGGTCCTCGTGGAAAATGCGGCCCACGCGCGCGTCGACGCGCTGAATCTCCGCGCTGATTGCCGCCAGCCCCTGCGCAGGCAGTTCCACGAGAGGACGGAAGCCCTTGCCGGCGCCGTTCTCGTCCTCGTAGTTCATGCCTCCGGGGTTGAGGTCCACCGGCTCGCCGCGCATCGTCACCGGGCCCACGAGCGGAGGCTGAGCGAGCAGTGCGGTGAAGCGCAGGGCATCGCGCTCGAGCAACTGTAGCGTCTTGCAGTCGCCGATGGCCGTCGCGCCGGGCCCGTAGCCCCAGACGTCCTCGCCGGTCGTGCTGTACCGCGCCACGGCGAAGGGCTGCTCGTGGTATCCGCCCTCGCGCAAGAACTTGTCGTTGGCGTCGTTCGCGTACTGCCCGTCGGCCGTAGGACTGAGGGTCGGTCCGCCCGCGGGGAACTCCATCCAGCACGAGCTGAAGGCCCAGCCTGCGGGCCCCATGCGCCCCGGCACGTACTTGGTGTTGGGCTCGACGACGTGCAGCACCGTGCGCCAGTCGTCGCGGCGTCCGTGGTTGTACGCCTCCTGCACGTTGCGAGAGCAGTTCTCGATGCCGAACTCTTCGACCATCTGCCGGGTGCTCATCTGCAGCACGCGGTACAGCGTGTCGACCTGGCCGCGCGCGTTGGTCGAGATGCAGTAGCTGGCGATGGGGAGCACGTACGCGCGAATGACGGTGCGCAGGTCCTCCTCGATGAAGATGCACGCGTTCCCGAACGGAGCCACGTCGAGGTAGACCTCGTGCAGCCGGTCGTAGAGGTTGCTGCCGGCCATGATGCGGTAGCCGGTGTCCTCCCAGTTGCCGAGGCACGAGCGCACTGAGTCGACGTCGGCAAGGCGTGGGTCCTGCGGCGTGAGCCGGTACCACGGGTGGCCCGGGTCCGTCAGCGACGCGTGCATCCCTGCCGCGTTTACCTCCACCGCGAGCGTCGGGTGCGAGTTGATGATTTCGAATTCGACCTTGCGGCCGGCCCAGGCTCTGTCGCCGGCGTTGCGCCGGATGCGGCGCGGCACCACGAAGCGGGCAATCTCGTCCCACGACGCCTCGAAGGGTGAGCGCTGGGCCTTGAGTTCGAACCACCGGCGCACGTAGCGGTCGCGCTGTGAGAGCCCGTTCAGCGGGCCGTCGTAACCTTCGCTGTAGCCACCCTCGGCCATTTAGGGCACTCCGAGTCTGTCGAACGGGTTGAAGGGGTTCTGCTGCCGGGCCCGCGCCGCGCGCTCCTGCAGCTCGCGCAGCTTCTTGTGGCCCACCGGCGCCGCGAAGGTGAGAGCAAGCGCGTCGGCCAGGTCGGGGGACACGCCGATGCGCGCCTTGATGTCTTTCTTCTTCTCGAGGAGCAGCTTGCCGTTCTCGCCGATGCCGTAGGTGGGCGCGGTCAACTCCTGCACGAGCTCGCTCATGTCGGGTAGGCACGCGCGCGGCAGCCACTTCGCCATGCCGTGCCACATCTCGCTGCGCCGGTTCGCGTACTCGTTCTTGAGCGCGGGCGCTCCGAACTTCACGCCCAGGGCGCGGTGACCGAGCTGGCGC